TTGAAATTAACTAAGTCATCAATAGCTAATATAACTCCAGCAGATAAGACTATAGACTATTACGATTCTGAAGTCAAAGGGCTTATATTAAGAGTATCAAAAACTGGCGTTATGTCATTTAGATTAAGATATACACTTAATAAAAAAACCAAGTTATATACCATTGGACAGCTTGGAGCTATTACGCTATTACAAGCTAAGACAGAAGCTCAAAGACTTAATGTATTAATTGCACAAGGTATAGATATTGTAGATAAGAAAAAGCAAGATATAAAAGATGCTCAATCTATTACTTATGGAGAATATTTAGAAGAGTTCTACTTTAAATGGTTCAAGAATAATCATAAGAGCTGGAAGAAAAATAATAGCTGGTTGAAGTATGTATGTCATGATCTATATAAAAAAGATATTGATTACGTAAACAACAAAAATAACATATCAAAATATTTAAATACATTAAAAGAATCTAAGCACTGGAGCAATGCAACTACAAATAGGGTTCTTGCAATGATTAAAGGTAGTATTAGTAGAGCTGTTGAGTATGGTTATATAGATAAAAACAATTTATCAAATTATAAAAAACTACCTGTTAAGAGTGAAAATATAAGATACTTACATGATGATGAAACTATAAGATTTTTTGATAATATTGATAATGTAAAAGAACCTTACAAAACTATAATATTATTTGCTTATTATACAGGTATGCGTAAAAGCGAGATATTGACTTTATCATGGGAAGATATAAACCATGTATCTAAATCAATAAATATAAAAGCTCACAAGACAAAAACTAACAAGTCTAGAGATGTACCAATACACTCCAAGCTATGGTTAGAAATTGAAAAAATGAAAATAAAAAAACATGGTTTAATTTTTACCAAAGAAACTGGCGAAGATATAAAACATTTTGAAAAACAGTGGAGATGCTTCAAGAAAAAAGCAGAGATAGAAAATTTTAGATTCCACGATTTAAGACATAATTTTTGTAGTATGTTAGTGATGAAAGGCGTACCTATATACACTGTAGCACAGTTAGCAGGGCATAGTGATGTTAAAACCACTCAGATATATGCACATCTAAGCCCTGATGTTAAGAAGTCTGCTGTAGATATGATTTAGTTATTTTTTTAGTGTATCAATTCCTAAAGCTCGCCACATATAAGTAGGTTTTAAGAAATTGTCTGTCAACATAGGTGTGTTATTGTTCATTTTAGCTTGTAGATCTATAATAGATTCTCTAATATATCTTTTAAGATCGTAAATCTTGGTAATTAAAAAATCTAGCTCACAAACTTGGCGATAAACATCATGACCTTGTTTATGAAATTCTCTAAGCATTTTTTGTAGTTCACTATCTTTTTTATCAAATAGAGTTTGATTAATAGGTTGTAATACATCTTGACTAGATTTGTACTTGACTGCTTTTCTAGTAGGAACTTCGCCACCTAGAAATGATACTAATTCAGTATAGTCTGATTGTAGTACATCTTTGTAGCTACCTACTTCAAATTTATCTTTTATCTGAGTGTAGATAGTTTGATAATGCTCTGAACTATTTTTTGCTTTGTGAGCTACTATCTGTTGGATTTTTCTTTGCTGTGCTGGTGTAAGAGTTTCTTGTTGATTCTCTAGTTTAGCTATCTTAGATTCTAATTCTTTGGTTTGCTGACTGATTAAAGTATCTTGCATAGCATTAAAAGCATTAATATATGCTATTTTAAATTCCATAGCTTTCTTGCCTGTAAAACCCATAGCAAGAAGCACGAAACCATCTTTAGTGATATTGTACTGCTTATATGTTCTTATAGCTCCGTTACCAGTTACAACATCTTTGAACGATAACGCAAAATTGCGTTCTCGATAATCGTTAGGTATATCAAGGCTTTCAATATCTCTTGTAACATTGCTATGACGCTTATTAAAGACTTTAGCAATATCATTACTGGTTGTTAGTATTTGGTTATTGTCTTGGAAGATTTTTATTTCTTTCATTTAGTTGTTCCTTTTAGTTTTTTATCAAAAATATCGGGTGGTTGATAACATGCTAAAAGATCATGCGCTTACACTTTCCCATTACTGGTCTTTTATGGCATAAGCCCACCCGAAACTTATATCGATAAACGGCTACTCAAAATTGAGTAATCGTTAAACTTCGGAATATTTTTGAAAGATTAATGTCGTAATCTATCCGTCTTTTAGCAGTGGGTTATCAAGCCCAACCCCTACAGAATAAAATAAAAAAAAGAGGTTGTCAATATTTAACATTATGAGTTAATAAGATGCTTAAAATCTTTATATTTTATTTTGTCTGATTCTCCTTTTTTATTGCATGTTTTAAGCTCACCTCTATCTATCATATTGTAGATAGTAGCTTTACTTCTATTTATAAGGACAGCAACCATAGCTACAGGATAAGCTATTTCATCATTGCTTGTATCAGATTTAATTTTACTTGCAAGTAACTCTATAGCATTAGCTAAAGGCTGTATGGCTTCTTGCACCTTATTTTGTATGATATCTTCTATGCTCATAACATCTCCTTTAAGCCACTTTAGGCAACATATTTATAAACTTGTTGATAAAATAAAGTTGAGCTTTACCAGTAACTTTATGATGCATAAGTTACCCCTTTTATAATTCTTGCCATTGTAGTCTTACCAACATTATATTTTATAGCCATCTTAGCAAAACTGGTTTTTGATTTATTGTACTCATTTCTAATGCTATATACCTCATCCATAGTGAATTTGCGTAGTTTACGAGCTGCCTCTTTACCTATATCACTAAGCCTTGAATAGTCTTGATTCTTGGTAACATCGTAAGAGTGTTTAGTGTTTTCTGAATTATTACACCATTCAAGATTTGAAATATGATTGTTACCCCTATCACCATCAATATGATTCACACAATTCCTGTTTGTATCTTTCTTTAAAAATGCTTTTGCAACAAGTCTATGTACAGACAATAATCTTGTTTTTTTATTGTCATCAAATAAATCAACCATAATATAACCATTCCTGTTTTTTTGAACAATACGCTCTTTTATAATATTTTGTTTATTATATCTTAGGCTTATTATCCTGCCGTAATTAGAAACAACATAATTACTATATCCTTTGATTATTTTAAATTCTTCATCTTTATGTTTTTGAAAATTTTGTTTAATAAGCTTTGCAAGCTCTCCTACAAGTATGGCACTTTTAGAAGCAGAAACAGCATCAGCAAATAATACTTTTGGTTTTTGCTGTTCAATAGTGTTTAAAGCTATTTGTTTTTTCTCTACTTCATCTGCCCATGCTCGAGCTGCGATAGCTGGATTAGTGAAGTCAGGCAATTGTAAAGAATTACTTAATAGCTGTTTTTCACACTCTATGAAATATTTTCTAGCTTGCTTACCTTTTTCACTTCTTTGTAACATAGATATTTCTTTTGCCATATCAATAGTAATAATATAATCAATTTGAGTAGCATTGTTCGCTTCCATTTTTTTATGGAGGCGGATATAGTCTATATTTTCCTCAAACTCATATTTATCTATTCTATTTTTTATCCATGTTGAAAAGTCTTGCTTACTTTCTAAAAAACTATATAACTCTCTAGCATTAACACTATTAATCGCTTCACTGCCTATTTTATTTTTTGATATTTCTATATTCATAATATTCTCCTTACCTATAATTTAATGTGGCAAAGTATTGATATATAAGGCTTTCATTACTTGTTACGCATACCAACACTTATAAAATTTGTATTTGATTACTTATATGAAACCTTTGTACTTAAAGGCTTTGATTGTGGTTTAATTGCTTGACTATATTATTTATATATTCTCAAATTCTTTTTTTAGTTCTAGGTATTTTTGATACCTTCTATCTCTAGGACTTGTTTTGTTTTCATCTTCAATTTTTAATTTATCAAAAATTTTTTTAAATTTATCCTCAACAAAATTCTCTATCTCTTTTTCATCATTTGAAACAATAAATGAGATAGGTAATCTGATATTTCCATGCTCATTATCAATATCATGAGATTTTTCTAGTCTTAGATAAATATGTTCTTCTTCTATATCTTCAATATATGTATAATCGTAAAAATATTCAAAGTAACTAAGCTTATTTTTAACTCTTTGTTGGAGTTCAGCGTTATCAATACTATCCAGTTTTTTTATCACATTAAAGTTAATACTTTTATATACTTCATCACATCGTTCTTCTAATTCATCATTAAGCTTTTTATATAAAACAATATCTTCTTTATTCATTATCTTTCTCCCATAAATATAATCCAGCTTTGTAAACTGCTTCAAATTCTGTTGGATATTCAAAAGATTGTGTAGGCTTATTTAGAAAATGCATATTTGCTTTATATCCTTTGCCTTTTTTATTCCACCCGCTATATATACCATTATTAAATTTATCTTTAACCCACTCCTTAATTCTGTGCATTAGTTCGTATTTGTTTACTTCGAAGTCATAACTATAATCTCTCATTATGCGTATTAATTGTTCATTGTTATATTTTATTGAATCTCCACCAATATCCTTGCGAATCTTACAACCCAAAACATCACTCAAAAAATCTTTATTTAGCTCCATTGCTTTCTCCATCTTGAACATATTTCAACTCATATTCACAATCCTCTAAAGCATTTATTATCGACTGAATCCTTGATTTTAGATTATTAATGTCTTTATCGTACAAGTGCAATGATGCAATAGATAGATAGCTATTCTTATTCTTTAATTTGCTATAGTTTTTACCATTACACATGTTTGCAAAGTAAATACCATTATCTTGTAACCAAATCCTGATGTAATATTTGTCTGTATGACAGTTTGTGTTAAGCTTTATTTTCATTTAAGACTCCTTAATAAGCTTTATGATATTTTTTCCAACCCATACCCATTATCTATACAAAGATGCTCATTTCTCACAAGCTTATAATTGCTAAATTTTTTGTTAAAAATATTAAAATGCTTTGATTGCTTTAGTTTTGCAACTATGTTAGCTGGGTTAATTCTTGCCAATTCTTCCTCTTTAGTTAGATATGACATCTTAATACCGTTAATTCTATTATTTTCATAAAGCTTGTCTTTTTCTTCTTTATGCTTACATATCTTATAGATATCATCTTTATGTATAAATCTAGCTCTACCATGTCCAGCAGGTGCTATATCTTCATAAGTTTGCAAATTCAAATCATTAATATAGTTGTTAATACTTTGTCTAGAAACGCCCATTAGGTTAGCAAGCTCTAAGCAAGTCATATCGTTTTTTACTTCAACAATATTATTATTAAAAACAAAATTTCTTCTACTGTATTTATTTTTTCTTATGAACTCCTGTATCTCTTTTGCTTCAGATTCAGTAACATATTTGTACCATCTACCACCATTACCATGCTGTTTAGGATATATACCAAGCTCCCTAATTCGGTAATTAAGAGCAGTTCTTGATATGGATATTTCTTGGCTTAATTCTTTTAATTTAACTTGATTAATCATCACACACCTCATTAATAAGTTTCATTATCCGCCCCGGCGTTTCTTTTACCCAGCAAATATTAGAATCATCTTCATTACAAGGCTCATAATCCATATACATATCATCTTCTTTATTGCCAAACCTAATCCAAGTACCGTTAAATTCAATATCATGATGAAATGCAAATATCTTATTGATATTCACAAACACCGCATAATCAGTCCCATAAGGGTGTAATTTTATAAACTTACTCATTGTTGGATACCTCCTCCATGTCGACTATAAACTCATTATTTGATCTCGCATCTTACCAGCGATTTTTTTACCAGATAATTCAATTCTTTCAATAACTGCAACATTGGTTAACTTACCATCTGATATAGCTTGAGACCATGCGCTTTTGTTTTTTGAAAAATCATCCCAAGAATACCAATCCTCATCCTTTTGAATACTTTGTTTACTGCTACTTTGCTTTGGTATGCTTTGAGCATCATCATCCTCTTGAGTTAATCCAGCAATAGCACTCAAGCAATATCTTCTCGCATAAGTAAGACCTGCTCCCTGCTGTTGTAAGTTATTACAACTTTTCATTGGCACATTTTCTAGGTCAAAATATGACTTAATCCATTGCCCGCTAGAGTGCATTAGCATAGTAACGAGCATTTGCTTGCCATTTTCATGGCTTTGTATTAATTGAGTAACACTAAGCCCATTTTTAGCAAAAGGCTCTCTTAAAGCCTCTAAACAGCTTGCCAAATCAGCATACTTATAACCGTACGCTTGCTTATCTTTTGACACATTTTGTATTTCGCTTTGAGCTTTGCATAATGATGTTGCAATCTCATTAATGTTTTCGCTATGTAAATCCATTTCATAAACCCTTATATAATTATTTAATCAACAACCTCTTATCATCATTAACCAGCCTAGCTCCAAGAATATCTTGTCCAGCTTTCAAAGCTTTTTTAATCAATGTTTTGTTAGGTACAAATTCAATCTTACCCAAGTCTTTTGGTATCTGTGCATCATCATCTATGACAACTTTTTCAATACCTGCTGGTACAGATAATTTAATAATTCCAAAATCGAACTTATCGCCTTGACTGACATTCTCAAGAACGTAATCTTTTAACCTTTCTACTAGGTTATCTTTAGTCTTTTTAAGATTTTGAAGTCTTTTAATCTCTTGCTGAATCGCTAAAGAATCAGCCTCTAAGCTCTTAATATAAAGCAATATGTTTTTAATCTTCTCTTGCTTATCCATTTGAAGCTTATCTAAAAGCTCATTGTATTGCTCTTTGCTTATAACTTCTCCAGTTTCAGTATTTGCTACCATGTCATCTAAATCAAGAATGTTATTGATAGCTTGCTCAAGCTCATGTGAAATTTGATATAAATTACTCATTTCTTAACTCCGTTAAACTCTCTATATTCATCTGCAAACTTTTTAAAGTCTTGTTTGCTTAAACTTCTTAACTGCCTAAATGTAGGCATCTGAAAAAACGGATTAGCTGGGTGTTGTATGTTCATAATAATCACCTACTTAATAACAATTCGCTTGTGCTCTCTTACAAGCCTTACACCTTGTATATCTAAGCCTAGCTTTAAAGCTTTCTTTAAGTCTGCTTTAATTGGTTTGTATTCAACTTTCATGAAGTCAGTAGGTATCTTTGCCTCATCATCAATTTCGACCCTTTCAAGACCTTTAAGTACTGATATGGATATATCATCAAAATCATGTTTCTCACCTTGTTGCATATTATCTAAAAGATATTTTTTAAGTCTTTCTACTTGATTAGCTCTTACTGATTTCTTTTGCTGTATAGCTTTTATTCTCTTTGATAGCGCTTCAACTTCAGCTTCTACAGACTCAATATAAAGCAAGATGTTATGTATCTTATCCTCTCGCTTCATTTCAATATCTGATAGCATTTGCTGATATTCTTCTTGTGTGTGGACTTCGCCAGTTTCTGAATTTACGCTAAACTCATCTACTTCAAGATAGTTGTTTAGCATCTCGTATAGTTCACTATTTATGTTGTATAAATTTCTCATCTCAATAACCTCTCCTAAACATTTTCTTAACAAAAAGATAAATACTTGCTATCTTTTTAGATTTAAAATCTTTAATAATTTTCCAGTAGTTTTTATCATCATAGACAACGTAAACATTACCTTTTCTTAATAAGTATCTTTGTTCTAATCTAAGCATCTGAATCACCACTTAAACCATATTTGTTCTTAATCCATTCGATTGCTTCAAAATAAATTTCTTCACCAAGATCTAAATCATCGCAAATAATCATGCACCCACATTCTTCTTTTTCATTATTTATATACGCTTCAACTCTTATTTTATTTTTACTCATCTTTAACCTCCAAAATCTGTCTCAATATAGGCTTCCATTTTCTCCACCACTTCAAGGCTTCTTTACCATCCATGGCTATAATTTCTTTATCGGTAAAATTCCACCATTCATCAAATGTGTGATTCTCACAACCTATTTTTATGTGATTATCAGTAGCAGTAATGTTGTATATTTCATAATTAATACTTAGTACTTTTTTTGAAACCCAAGCATCGCCAAAAACCTCAGCATTGCCGGAAACCCAAGCATTGCCGTAAACCCAAGCATTGCCGGAAACCTCAGCATTGTCGTAAACCCAAGCATTGCCGTAAACCTCAGCATTGCCGGAAACCCAAGCATTGCCGTAAACCTCAGCATTGCCGGAAACCCAAGCATTGCCGTAAACCCTAGCATTGTCGTAAACCCTAGCATTGTCGTAAACCCAAGCATTGCCATCATGGCTTAGGTTATCTTCTTTACTAATAAAACCACCAATATCACCTTTAGTAACATTTCCAAAACTTACTAAAGCTTTTATTCTAAAAATCTTCCTACCTAAAAAATCTAATTTAAACTCTTTTGTTAATTCATATTTTTTCATAACATCTCCTAAGCAACTGCTTGCATATTTCTAAACATAGTTACATTGACAACATCAATATAAAAACCATTATCATTCTGTTTAGCTTCCCATTCACACTTTAGCTTCATATCGTAAAGCTCAACAATCTCGTAACCCCATGCGTTAGAGTCAACCCACTCGCCGTGATACTTGTGAGAATCGCCTACAAGCTCTTCTACAATCTCAGCAACCACATCTGCAAAATTGAAATCACAATCATTATCTACTGCAATTTTAAATTCTTCTGTAATGTTCATAATCATCTCCTTTTATATAAAACCAATAAGTGATGCTCCACGTGTGTTGTGCGGTTGTGTGTGTAAATTCATAGAGCATCATTTATAAGTTCTAGTTACATTAATGGATAGCTCGCATTGCGCCCTGTAAATTAATAAATTCGCAAGCTATCTACTAATGTAATTAGTAACCTTATCTTTCACTTACTTAGCAACAAACTCTATTTATGTTGCCCTGTTCGGTTATCATTCAGGTTTCAAGTTTTTAAGTATCTTCTTTGGCTGTCATCACTCGACTAACTGTAAATATATTGTAAAGCTCACTTTACACATTGTCAACAAAAACTGTAAAATAATTGTAATTTATTTACATATAATTTACACAAATATTTTTAACTGCTGTAAAATAAAGGTGTTGAGTGGTTGTGAAATATAAAAAATAAGGATTTAAAAAATGACAGAGATACAAAAAAGAGATAAAGCGTATAAAGAACTATTTCATCAGCAATGCAAAAAGGAGTTTCTTATAAATAAGATACTTAATAATGAATTGAATGACTTAGACCTAGACTATATACTTTATATTAAAGATAAACTTAAAAATGTAAGGGATATATTCATGGAGCCATCACAGGGTCTAGCTATGATTAAGTTAACTAAAGAAGCTTTCAATCTGCTAAACAATATACGTAACAAAGGCAAAATAAGTAAAAAAGAAATATCGGAGCTAGAAGATTATATGCTTGAAATGAAACATAATCTTAATGATGCTTATGATAAAATTTTTGAGTTACAGGAAAAGCTAAATGAATTATCTAAACAGTCACAAATTGCTGATTACAAGAAATGCACTAATTGTGGGAAAGAAATGAGATTTACTGATTTTGTAATAAATAATAAAATCCCTGAATTTGCTAGAGGTGTATATAAAGATTATAAATATCGCTGTGATGAATGTAATGTAGAAATAATTGTTCCGTGTCCTGATTTAGGTAAAAAATGAAAAAACTAATCTCAATACTACTATCAATAGCAATCATTCAATTATCTTATATCTGCTACAAGACACATGTTAATTCAAATATTTTACATGAACTAGCAAGAGCAGAGTGTGACAATAACTATCCAAATATGTGTAAGTTTTTAGATAAAAAAGAATTTGATGGTAAAGGGTTTGTTAAGATAACTTAATGCTAAAATTGGCTTTTATATTGAATGATATAATATCTATAAAAAATATTGATTGTAGATATGGATTATAATTTAGAAATTGAGTGTAACACTGCACCAATTGAATTATTTATTAAACTTCTTAAAGATAGATTGGAGCTTCTTCCCCTCTGTATCAATCTTCCTAACTTGCCTGAGGACTTTGCTAGAATTGACAGTTCTGAGATCTGTTGTATCTCCACAAGTACAACTAAGCTTAGTATGACTATCTACCCAAGCGATGCTCTTATCATGTTTTTTACCACAATTTTTACAAACTATAGCAATAGTCTTGCTTTTGACTAAATCTTCTATGCTCATAATATCTCCTAAGATATAAACTGCCTAGCTGGTGGTATAACAGCCTTAACAACGCCTTTGATAGTGACCTGACTGCCCTTAGGTATTATAAAGCCATCACGACCTAGATACTTTTCATTTAATGGTTCTAAATACATATTGCCAACTTCTCCAGTAAGAAGCTTAACAGTAGCTTCATTGTTGCCCTCTATATAAGCAACAACAATATCACCAATATGGTAATTTTTCTTAGTGTCTACAACTAAATATTCATCAGGATATAAACACTTCTTGTGAGATTTATTTAGCATACTGTCGCCGTTAACTTCAACAATGAAATCTTTGTCTGGGTCAAAATCAACATTTGGAGGCAATATTATTTGCTCAAGTTCAGAAGTATCTATATTAGATAAGCTAGTGAAGTGCCCAGCTTGTACGTAATCAAGAACTGGAGCATAAATAACTTTTTTAGCTTCTCTTGAAAGATTGTAAAAGTCCTGCTTGGTAGCTTCCTCTTTTTTATAAACATCCGTACCAATTTTATATAAATCCAATACATCTAGAAGTTTATCTAATGTATCATCGTAAGGCTTCTTATCTGTATCTATCCAAGAATCAAGAGTAGGTCTACTTGTACCTACTGTTTTAGATACATACATTTTTGTTAATTTAAGCTCTTTCATTCTTTGTGATATTAAATCGCCAGTTAATTTCATAGCCAATATCTCCTTAATTAGGGCACTAGAAATAATATCAAAAAAATTTACATGTGTAAAATACGCTTTACAAAAAATTAACAAATAAATGTAAAGTTTTAGTGGATAAATCTTGCTTATTTTTTACATTTAGTGTAATATTTATGTAAAGTTAAATAAGTAGGTACTTACATGAATCTTGAAGACTTAATAAAAGAAGCTTCTACTTTAGTGGGCAATGAGTCAATAGTAGCTAAAAGAATTGGTGAAACGAGACAGAATTTAAGATATCACAAAATATACAACTCTAATAATCTTAATAAAAAAGTAGTTAAGGATTTAGTAAGAAGACTTAAATCACTAATAAGAAGAGAAAAAAGCAAATTAGAAAAGGGTGTTAAGTAATGAGCATAGAAGCGTTAGACTGGGCATTTAGCCAAGATATTAAGCAATCATCAGCCAAGTTGGTTCTATTGTCATTAGCTAATTATGCGAATGATGATGGTGTTTCTTATCCTAGCTGGACAACATTAGAAGAAAGATGTACTTCTTCAAGAAAAACTATCTATAGATCAATAAAAAATCTTAAAGAATTAGGTCTTATTGAAGAGGTTTCAACTGACTATATCCCTAAGAAATATTTTAAGAATCAAAATTGTTATAGATTAGTTTTTGATAGTGTCAAAATTACACCAGTGTCAAAATTACACCAGTGTCAAAATGACCCTGATACTAGTGTCAAAATGACAAAAAATACTAGTGTCAAAATGACACCCAAATATAAAGAACAGTTTAATAAACCATCATTAAACGACGTTATTAGCTTTATCGTATCCAAAGGCTACTCTGAAGATTTAGCAAATATTGTTTATGAGACTTATGATTCTAACGATTGGAAAGATTCACACAATAACGTTATCAAGAACTGGAAACTAAAGATAGTTAACAACTGGTTATCTAAAGAACATAACGACAAGTACAAGATTAATCAAAATGTTAAACCGATAGATCTAAACAATCTGCACAGATATAGATTCACAACTAATCAGGCTTTTGAAAAGTTTAATGATTTGCATGATAACAAATTCATCTTGGTCGAAGATGGATATATAAGGTTAAAAGGTAGTATCTAATGGAAAATTTAAATGTGTTAAAAACAACTTTGTTTAATACTTTCTTGACTGCTAAACAGGATATTAGAAAGTGCACAGCAATGCTAAAGAAGTATTCTAGTAATCGAAATAAATCAGATTATGAATCAATAGTTGCTTATCTAAACTCTTGTTCAAGTTCAATAAAGAATAGCGACAATAAGCAGTATAAGGTCGTTAGTTCTATAGATAGAGTATCTGAAAGAATATCCAAGATGACTATAAGAAATTGCGACAATGATGAGATTGTAAAAAGCTACTTAAACTACTTGATGAGGTTAATAAATGAAATCCTTTAATAAACAAGACATAAGAGATATAAGCACATCTAAGTATGAGCAAATACTTGATGATTTACAACTTGATGTTAATGATAATATCATCTCTAATGCAGAAAGAAACGCCACAGCTGATAGAAAAAGAGAAGACTTAATAAATGAATATTTAGAGTATTTTAAAGATGATATAAGCCCTAAAGATTATATAAGTGAATACAATGAAATAAATAACTTATTAACTGCTGTTGAAAAGGATTATGTTACTTATGATATATCGAATATAACAGCTAAAAATAAATATAAAGATTACCTAAAATCTCTCGATATAGAGAGAAAAAATAAAATAGAAACTGGATTTCATGCCTTTGATAATGAAGTTAAAGGTATTAGCTCAGGATTAACTATTGTTACAGGTCTTAGTTCGCTTGGTAAGAGTACTTTTTGTACACAATTAGCAGACCAAATAGCAATGAGAGGCGATAAAGTCCTATATCTTAACGCTGAGATGCAAGATAGTCATGTTTTTAGTAAATCTATTACTAGATTAAGTGGCAAATATCAGCAACTTAGCTTCTATGACATATTAACAATTAAAGATTGTCAATTTCAGCCAAAAATAGACAGCTTCGTTAATTCTATTAATGACTTCAACACTTTTGCAGATAATCTAATAATCAAACAAGTTAGTAAAAACTGGGGTTCTGAATTAAGACAAGACATTAAGGCATTAACAAAGATTAATGACAATAAGCCACCAGTAGTTTTTATCGACTATATCCAAATACTTCCTACACTGCCAGAGTCTCAAAGTAGAGGTAATGAATACGTAGCTATTAATGAGACTGTGAGCGAGCTTAAAAGCATTATACAAGAAACAGGAGCTTACATAGTAGCTATCTCTAGTTTAAGCCGTGCAAGCTATGAAAAAGGTATTTCTTTAAGCTCATTAAAAGCAAGTGGTAATTTAGAATATTCTGCTGAAATGGTATTAGCTATCGAGCCTTGTAGGGATGAATTATGCGAGGGAGAGCCTATTTACGATAATAAAAAACAGCTATTTAATACCGACTTAATCAATACATGGAAAAAGCTTGATGAAAAAGTTGTAACCGTGAGAGTGCTTAAAAATCGAATGGGTCGTACAGGACATTCTTTTGATTTATTGTTTGAGAGTGCTAAGGCTAAATTTACTGAAAGTAGTATATAGGGGTTGATCATGTCAGAAGTAATTATCACAGTGTCAGCATATCCGCCAAGTGCTAATGATTTATATAAGCGCAATGCTAACGGTAGCCAAAGGCTATCAAAAGCACATAAGCAATTTAGAGATGAGATATTTTATTCTGCTTTATCTAGTAAAGAGATAGAGCAATACCCAGTAGAAATAAGCGTTTATTTATATATGAAAGATAAACGTTTAAGGGATGTTGATAACGTTAATAAAACTATTTTAGATGGCTTAGTTAAGGCTCAAGTATTAAGAGATGACAACTGGAAGTATGTAAGAAGCGTTAAGACTGAGATAGTTTCACTTTGTCCGGTTAAACAAGGTAAAACACTAATAAGGATTAAAAAATACGATGGATCAAAAATATGAGTAGCTTAAACAACAAGCAATTATACGACTATATCAGAGAAAAGCTAAAAAAAGAGTTTAGCGAAAACTACGTAACTAGCTACCCAAAAGATGGTAAGACAATATATGTCGCTGGCAGATATATTGAGGTTAAGCATGAAGCTGAGACATTAGCTGAGTTGAAAGAAATAGTAGATAAGGAGATTAAATAGTGTTTAAGAAAAAGATATTTAAAAAAGATATAGCTATATATTGCGACACAGAAGATAAGATTAAATCTGCAGAAAATTATTTTATAGCAAATGGTTATGAATTTTCACAGTTATATAAGTTTGTAAGCAATTTTACCAAAGGGTTTAAACTTAAATTTTGCATACAACCATTACCTAAATCAAAAAAAATATATTGTGGAGCAATAAGTACATTTTTAAGTACAGACTCAAAAATAATCCCATTTGAAAAAGCTTTAAAAAAAAGCTATCAGTGGAATGAAGAACAAGGAAAGGTTGTGTCCCATACTGATAAGGTGGAAGAAAAACAAGAAGATTTTGCTTATCCGATTTTTGCTAAGAGTAAAGTTAGCGGTAGTATTTATAAATTTACTGATACAAAAACAAACATTAGAGTTTTTGGTTCTAATCCAACTGTTATTGGATTAACTACTGATACTTCTATGCCTCATACTGATGCAGAGCGGTGGCTAATCCTAGACTACGATGCAGATCGTAGCTTATATGATGGGCAACCTGTTTGGTGTTGGAATGACCATCATGAATGTAAAAGAGAACTTAGATTTTATGATGCTAAAAACATGACTGTTTTTACTTATTTTGGCACTCGTAATGGAAGTGCTCATGACAACTACGAACCACTAACACTAGAAGAGATAAAAGCACTACAACCAATGTTGAGTGAGATGTATAAGGAGTTGAAGTATGACTAACAAAACATCAAATCACTGTCACACAATCGACGAGAGTATCTGCGAGATGACAGGTGTTAAGGTTGAGAATCATATAACTGATGAGAGATCTTATTTTCAATCAAAAAAGTGGCTTGTTCCAAAACAGACCATACCACTAAAAAGTAAAATCATGATTGGCAACGGTAATACAGTTGAGTTTCAAGGAGTTAGAAAAAATGGCTAAAGGGACTATCAATAAAGTTTTACTACTAGGTCGGATTGGGCAAGATCCTGAAGTTAGGCAAACACAGCAAGGAACTACTATTGCAAACATAAGTTTAGCTACAAATGATGGTATGGGTGACAACATAACTACAGAATGGCATAAGGTGGTTGTGTTCGGTAAATCAGCAGAAGCTATACAGAAATATGCAAAAAAAGGAACTCAACTTTTTATAGAAGGGAGATTAAGAACTAACAAGTGGCAAGATAAAAACGGTAACACTCAATATACTACAGAAGTTATTGCTAGTAGTTTTCAATTTATCGGTGGCAGTAATTCAGACAATAAACAATCATCACCACAGCCACAACAAAGACCTGCTCAAGATTATAAGCAAGCTCCACAGTTTAATGCTAATAATTTTGATGATTCAATACTATTTTAAGGCAATAGTAAGATGAGTTTAGATAAGTTAAAAAAATCTGCTTTTGAAAATCAAGAAGTAAGAGATGAATATATAGCTTGCATATATGAAGATATTGAGGACTGTATAACATCTTACTTACAGTATTGCCTAGATAATTCTGATATAAAAGCAATACATGATTTAAAGTATATTTTGAGTAATGAGGCTTTGAGTATTCAAAGTTTGATAAATGAGTTAGAAGAGGGAACTTTACATTGATGAACGCAAAAGAAGTATATAGCTTATACAACCAAAACACAAAGGTAGTCGATAAGAGTTTAGACCAATATTACAGTGAGAATATACCATATATTAATAATGCTGGAGTTAATACTTATGATATCGCCAACAGCTTTAATATACCAGCTAATGAGGCGAATGATAAATATAATAATTATGATGAGTTAGAAATGTTCAAAGATATGGGCGAAGCTATAGTGGATAGATTAGAAGAGGTCGAGAATAAAGGATTTATACAGAGTATTGTTGATGATGTTATTGTCTACTTTGGGCTTTTATTTGAGAAAATAAGAAAGGTTGTAGATTATTACAAAAATGAGATAGATAACTTTTATTTCTCAAAAAATCTACCAGATTACGAAGAAAACCACACATATAAGCAACCCTCAAGAAACCATGATGAGGAGCAAGAAAGCTTATTTGATGAAGATTTTAAGCAGTCCGAGATAGTTAACGAAGTCAAGAAAGAAAAGGCTAAAAACAACAAAACAATAAGAGCTAGAGCAATAGCTAATAAATTACTAAAAGAACAGGAGATAAGTAATTATCATCAAAAAAACCAGTTTAAGTTATTATGAGAAAATATTATGTCAAGAAAACCAATAAAAGTAAATTCAGGCGATAAATATAATCTTTTAACTATTAGTGAACTTTAGAAGTGTCCTTATCGTTGGGACTAAAATAAGCGACCATAATAGCCTGCACCACTATAGAAATATACTAGTCAATATTCTATAGGCGAGTGTATCTAGTTAGCTACTAGGGGTACAGCCAGCGTACTCGGCAATCTTGCTGGCAAGTATTCAAACTAACCCCTTGAAGTGTAGATAGCAGAGGGGAGGTAGTAAGGCTATACACGGTCAGGCTACTAGGTTGTAGAGAGACAGCTAGCACATATTGCTGATAACCTTAAAGAAGCTATTAGCGATGTCAAGCTACAAAGAACTACCACGCCACTCGCCTAACTGTCAAAGGAGTGGCAAATATTCAAAACTAGTTCACCAATAAGTTACCTAAAATCAGCACTTATAAATTTATATTATAATAAATCTTATTTTATATTTAATTTATTTATATGATATACCCATATACAAAGCCAGTCAGCTTTTCTAGAAATACTTATAAGTTTATTTATGTCTTAATTGTTTTATTTTTTATTGCTGTTTTAAGCTCATGTGATGGGTTTTCTAAAGCAGTACCAGCTTTTGGCAAAACTAATTCAGCTACAGACCAATCAACATCACAAATGAGAGTAGACCCTAGTCTTGCTATATCTGCAAATGGTAATAGCTCAAGCTATAAAGGTTCTGTTCATGAAGAAACTAGCACTAATACTGATAATAATAATGATAACTCCACAGGCTCTAAGAATGTGTTTGGGATTTTAAAAGATAAAAGCGTAAATACTAACAATAGTACTACAGAAACTAAAAACGGCACTCAAGAGTATCATGGTAGTGTAGTACATCATAATGATATTAGCACTTATTGGTGGCTTGTTATAATAGCTATTGCTGGATGGGTTCTAGATTCCCCACAAGAAATTATTAGAAAGATTAGAGCTAAGAAATGATTTTTAAGCTCGTTCCTATGATTATTTTAGTTTCTTTATATTGTATTGATAGATTGGTGTTTTGATGGAAGATAAATGGCTTGGTGTTATAACTGACTTAGCTAGTAAAGTCGGTAGTCTAACAGAAACTGATAGGGCTTTGACTTATGAGATACGCAACGGCTTTAGGGATACTAACGAGAGATTTACAAAACTTGAAAGCAAAGTATTAAATATAGATGAAAGGTTAAAAGCTCAAGAAGAGATTGAAAAAAATAGAGATGTTGTAAAAGAACATAAAAAGAAATTTTGGCAGGGTATTGACAAAAAGACTAAAGATATGTTGATGATTATACCAGCTGTTATAGCTATCATAGGTAGTGCTATCAGTTTATTTTTTAACCATTAGGGGTAGCTATGTCTGATTTTGTAATACGTGAGAAAGATTATGACAAGCTTGTAGCTAATATAGAAACTATAGCAACCTTTTGTACAGAGCAGAAAGCTATTAATAGTGACTTTGAAAACTTTAAAAAAGCTTTGAAAGAGTAAAAAGTGATTATGTAAGTAAGAGCTTTATTTGGAAAATGATAACTGGGATGACTGTTGTTTTAAGTATTCTTGGTACTCTAGGCTTTAGAACAGCTTTTTTAGATGGCTACAAATGACACAAACGCAGAACTGCAAAGCGAGATGAAAGCAACTATTGATAGACAGTCGATTTTAATTGATAAATTGCAAGATAAGTTAGGGGTTAGGAATGACAGCTAAATTAACACAACAACAAGAGAATTTTGCTCAAGAAGTCGCCAACGGTAAATCTCATTCAGATGCTTTCAGAATTGCATATCCTAAAAACAAGTCAAAACCAAAAAGCATACATGAGCAAGCAAGTAAATTAGCTTCAGATATCAAGGTTTACTCAAGGATAGAAGAACTTAAAAAAGAGCTTGCAGATAAAAATCTATGGACAAGAGAAAAGTCAGTAGAGATTTTATCACAGATTGCTCAATATGATTTTCAAACACAAACTGACAGAATTAATGCTGTAAGAGAATTAAATCGAATGCACGGTTATGAAGCTGATAAGAAAATTGATTTAAAATCAAGTGATGGCTCTATGTCGCCAAAAATACCAGAAATAATCATAAACCCAATAACAAAGAAATGATATGGAGTTTAATGTCCAAGAGCCTTACCTTGAAGCTTTAAAAGATGGTGATATATATCGCTACATTGTCTTATACGGTGGTCGTGGTGGTGGTAAGTCTTGGGAGATTGCTCAAGTATTAATAATCAAATCGTTTAGAACTAATAAAGTTATTCTTTGCGGCCGTGAATTTCAAAACTCAATAAAAGATTCTGTTCATGGCTTAATCAAAGCTACAATTCAAAGATTAAAACTAGATGAGTATTTCACAATTACAGATAATGAGATAAGAAATAATAGCACAGGCTCTAAGTTTATTTTTAAGGGTTTAAAGCATAATGTTGAAAGTATTAAGTCGATGGCTAATATTATCGCATTATGGATTGAAGAAGCAGAGACACTATCTGCTGAAAGTTGGCGTATAATTAAACCAACGATAAGGGAAGAAAAATCACAAATATATATCACATTCAACCCCAAGGATATTAATGGTATTATTTATCAAGACTTTGTTATTAATAATCCACCACCTAAGAGTTATGTCAGAAAAATAAATTATGATGAAAATATATATTTCCCTGAGGTTTTAGAATCTGAAAGAGTTTGGCAAGAAAAGAAAGACTATGAATTGTATAGGCATATTTGGCTAGGAGAACCACTAACAATAAGTGATGCTCAAGTGTTCAAAGGTTGCTTTATTGTTGATAGTTTTGATATTGATAAGAGTTTTGGAGAGCCTTTATTTGGTATGGACTTTGGATTTTCTCAAGACCCTACAACTGCAGTAAAATGCTATATTAAAGAAAAGGTACTTTACATACATCAAGAAGCATACAAAGTCGGTTTAGAGCTTGATTATACAGCTGAATATATAAAGTCGCATATTGATGATATTGATAGATACACAATAAGGGCTGATAGCGCTAGACCTGAGAGTATAAGCTACTTAAAAAGACATGGGTTACCATATATAGAGGGTGTTGCAAAAGGTAAAGGTAGTGTCGAAGATGGGATAGCTTTTATTAAGTCTTTTGATAAGGTAATTATTCATTCAAGATGCAAGAAGACAGCTGAAGAATTTAGCTTATATAGTTATAAAGTAGATAAGAGAACAGAAGATATATTACCAACAATACTTGATAAGCATAATCACATGATTGACGGATTGCGTTACGCACTACAACCTTTAATTAAGAATAGTAGCTTTGATTATTCACTGCTTTTTTAGTCAAAATCAGCAATTCAAAAACAGTCTTACAATACATGTATATTTAATCACTTATTCTTTTAATGAGTATTGCAAGTACTGCCCACAATTCACTAATAGCACATCATGACAAGCTTATAGATTTTCAATCAGACATGAGTGAATCTATGGCAAGTAAAAGAGATACAGCGAGCTATGCAAATAAGACATTTAATTTACTTGATAACGGTTCTTTACGAGGGTGGCTTTATAGTGGTATAGGCTCAAAGATTGTTGACTTAAAAGTTAATTATGCCTTATCAGATGCTATCTATTTTGAGGATAAGGAAAAAGAGAAGTATTTTAATTCTTATATACTACCTAAAGTTAAACAAGCTATGATATGGGCTTTGGCTTTTAGGCGTGGAATACTTACAATTCAAGAAATTAACAAAGACCCTAGCGAAAGTCTAAGCAATAATCTTAACATCAATAATGTTGTTTGCAATGTTTTTGATGGCACTATAGTCGCTGTTGAAGGTGTTAATTACACTGACACAATAGATTCTTTCTATCGTAAGCCTAAATACTATCTAGTTAATGGTACAAGATTTCATCATTCAAGAGTTATTGACTTTAGATACAAGAAATTAGACTTTCAAACAGAGCCTCAATATCAATTCTCAGGCGTTTCTATATTTGACTTAATACATCAAGAGCTGGCAGGAGATTATCTATCCAATAGAGCTGGTAGAAACCTGTTAGAAAGAAGTTCGATACATTTTGCAGGTATTGAGGGTTTTAATCAAAAAGTAGCTATGAACCAGCATAAGCCAATCGTTGATGCTATGGGGCTTATGTCGCAAGGAATGTCCATGTATGGTATTGGCGTTGTAGATAAAGAAACTACACTGTCAACACTTAATACGACTATACCGAATCTAGCCGATATAGATATTATGACGCTAAGAAGAATCGCTTTAGTTGCTGATATACCTCTACAGAAGCTTATGGGAGAAAATGCAACATCTCAAGGGCTAGGAAATTCACAAGGTGGAACAGATAAAACATTTTTAGAGTCCGTTAAGACTTTTCAATCCGATTACTTAGAAGAACCTTTGATACGCATATTTAATATATTCAGACTAGGCGATTTCTACTGGAAAGTAGACCAAAACATCACAGCATTAGAGAAAGCTGAAAGAGAATCTTTAATTATTGATAATGCTTTGAAATTGCAGTCATTGGGCTTAGATGCAACTAAATATCTAGATGATAAAGATATAAATGTAAGTAGCAGTGATAACGACTTATTAAACGAGTTTAGTGAGCCTGAAGATGATGAGGTTGTAGATGTCGAGTAAAGACTTACCACAAAGCCCATTGCATTTAGAGCGAGAGCTAGCAAAGCTTGTAGAGTTTATGTTAGATACCGTGTATAAGCGTTTTGTTAATCAAGGCTTAAGTAAGACTACGCAAAAAGAGGAGAACGAATTTAGTACTGTTGAGGATGCTTATAGTTCATCATGGCAGAGAAAAGCTAAAGATATCTCAAAGAAACTAGATAAGCAGTTTAATGACAAGAGATTAAAAGATGCTGTTACAAAGATATTGTCAAAAGCTAATAACTATAATTATGCTCAATTATCTAAAACTGCCGAAAGCATAGGTGTTACCAGTGCTGTTACATTAGCACAAATGAAAGCTAACAAAAAATTTAAGGCGTTGTTAGATGAGACCTTATTATTTGTTAAACAGCAAAAAGAAGAAGCTATTAACTACTTCACAAATAATACTCTATTGATGATGAATAGAGGTTCTAGTGTAGATCAGATATTACAAGAGTTTAAGGACAAAGCAGGTGCTAACAAAAATAAGGCTAAATTTTTGGCTCGTAACCAGCTAAGCAATTTCAACGCTGTTATGAATAGGACAAGACTTGAAACTTTAGGAATAACTAAAGTTATTTGGAAAGCGACAATGGATGGCGAGAGAACGAGAGAAAGTCACCAAGATAGACATAACAAAATATTTGATATTACTAAGGGCTGTTATAGCTCAAAAGATGGTAAGTATTTGATTCCAGCTGCTAGTTACAATTGTCGCTGTGTTGCTAGGATTGTTTTAGATGGAGATAAGATTAAATGAGTTGCTGTAATTCATGTAACAATAATAAACCTTGTGAAAGCTCAAATATGCTTTATCAGACAGCTATTTTTGATAGTGATAGCAAGACTTTTACAAGTGTTAGAGATGGAGTACAAAAGTATCACAAATTAGAGCTTGGTGGCGTTTTGTCGTTTCTAGGTTTAGATACTCAAAAAGATATATTAGATGTTTACCGTTCGGGTGATGAGATAAGAAGAATTGCAAAAGACATTCAAAATGTACCCATAACAAATGAGCATATAGATGTTGTAGATGCTAACGGTAATGTAATTCCAGTCAAAGACAAGGATATTATCGCAAGAGTTCCTAACTTTGAAGTTAAAGACTTCATAGATGATGACACAGATACTACCACTAAAGTAATACACAAAATCAGCACAAATAAGACAGTGCTAAACTTACTTAAAAGTGGCAAAAAAGAATTATCGCTAGGTTATACGAGTAAGCACAGAATACACGATAAATACGACCTAGAGCAGTACGATATACAACCACATCATCTAGCTATAGTTGATAAAGGTAGATGCGGTGAAGTTTGCCAAATAACCGATTCAAAACATAAAGAGGAAAATATGAAGCCTGAAGATATGAAAGATGAATTTGAGAAGCTTAAAGAGGAAAATAAATCTCTTAAAGATGAGCTTGCTAAGATGAAAGAATCTAAAGATGAAGACATGAAAAAAGATTCAGAAGAAGAAAAGAAAGATGTTAAAGATTCTGCTGAGTTTAAATTAGCTATTCAAGAAGCTGAAAAAGCTATTGTTGATAGTGCTATTGCTGAATTTAAGGATTCAAAAGAATTTGTTGCTATTGTTGATAGTGCTATTGCTGAAAAATTTAGCGTAGTAGAAAAAGCTAAACAGTTTATTCCAACTTTAGACAGTGTTAACAAATCGGTTTTAGAAATTCAAAAGGAAGTTGTGTCTCATGTATTACCTGATGTTGAGCTAAAAGATAGTGAAATTCCAGTAGCTTTCAAGACTTTGCAAAAGCCAGTTGTAGTATCGCAACCTGTTGCAGATAGTTTTAATGATTTTGAAAAAAGATGTAAAGAGTATAAATAGGAGATTAAAAAATGGCTAGATTTAGTACGCCTTTAGCTGACTTCGCAGGTTCAAAAGCAGGCGATTATACAGTGATTAATTATGCAGACCCTTTTGGACAGACACAGTTTCAAGATGGTTTAGAGATTGGTAAGTTCGCATGGCTTAACGCTGGTATTGTATCTAATATGGATGGTACAGCTGTTACTCCAGCTGACTTAGCAGGTGCTGTTATTAGACAAGTAAACGCTGTTGAAAGTGGTGAAACTTATGAGCATAAATATATCAATACTATTGATTGTATGCGTTCAGGTGTTATCAATGTACACGTTAAGACTGGCGATACTCCAGCTCAATATGGCAAAGTTTATGTTGAAAATGCTGTAGCTGGCGAATATGGAAAGGCTACAACTGATAACACACAAGTTGCTATAGATGCTGAGTTCTTAAAAGAAGTAGGCACTAATCTGTGGGCTGTAAGAATTAACAAAATTCAATAATAATTAAGGTGTAAGTAATGAGTAAATTTTCTTATCATAAGCTGTATAACTTAGAAAGTGCTAAGCAAGCTAATAAACAGGTGCTAGATAGTGCGGGTGCTATTTTAGGTCGTGGGTTCGAGTTTATAGATCCAGCTATCGTAAACCAAGAATATAAGGATCAAACATTTTTTAACACTGGCGTTAATGTTGCTGTTCGTGGTGGTTATGCTTCTACGATTATATCTCGTAAGCGTGGACATGGTGCTGAGTTTGTCAAATCAGGCACTAATGCAACTGGTCAAGCTGGTACTAGCTCAATTTCGCTAGAAGCTAGAGAGCTTAAAACATCTGAGTTTGAGCATACTATCAGATATACTAAAGGAGATATCGAAAGACATAAGCTTGGTGGCATGTCTTTGCAATCTGCTGTTGTTGAAGCTATGGACTTTGGTTATAAACAATTAATTGATGATATATTCTACGAGGGTAGTGATTCAAACACGCAAAACATCTTTAACTTTACAGCTGTTGCTGTTGGTGCTATTACTGTTGCTAGTACAGCTCAAGATATATATGACTTACTAGCTAACAATATCGAGCAAGCAAATATTAACGTACAGTTTAAGCAGTCATTAAAGCCTGATACTTGCGAAATGCCTATCGAACTATGGTCATTAGCTAACCGTAAAAGATTTATTACTGGTGGTATTGAGATTGAAACTGTACTTAAACGTTTACAAGCTGAAAACCCTAGCATGAAGTTTATCATGTCTCATAGAATGGGTACTATCGGCGGTACTGGTAAAGTAGCAATTTATAACTCACAGCCTCGCAACATGGAGTTTGTAGTTTCTGTACCTTTAGAGCTTGGAAACCTTGTTACTAACGGTTGGAAATATGAACAAATAGCTCACGCTGTTATTGGTGGCTTAGATATCAAGGAAGATACTGGCTTAGTCCTAACTGGTGTTTAATAAAATATAAGGTTCTATAATGTTATATAAACAAGTTTTATATCCTAGTCTTAAAATTGATGATGTGGTTATCGCTAAAGGTCAAGTTGCAGAGTTAGACCCTAAAAAAGCCGACAACCTAATCAAGTCAGGCGCTTTAATTGCTATCGAAGTTAAAAAAGCTCCAGTTAAGACAGAAGATAAAAAGGACTCTAAAAAGGCTAAATAATCATGTCGTTAATCGTTGACTTCAAAGCTAGATTCCCTGAGTTTAATACTACAGATGTCGATAATATATTACCATTTCTAATTGATGAGTACAGATTGTATTATGATGCAGATTACGGTGTCGGTATTGCTAGAGATGATGTTATTATTAGATTTCTGTTAGCTCATTTATTATCGCAAGAGATAGCAATAGCTAGTGGTAATACTGGGGCTGATAGATTGGAATCTAGTAGATCAGTTGGCGATGTATCAGTAAGCTATGAGCCTTTAGCTAATGCGATGGGCAGGCTTTTTATGTCATTCCCTACTACTAAATACGGCCAACGATTTCTCGATATGATTAATAGCTATAGTGGAGCTGGTTTTTTTGTCTAATAAAGATAATAAACAGCTTGAAAAAGAGCTTAGACAGCTAACCAAAAAGTTTAAAAAGCTATCTAATAAGAATGTTTATGTCGGTGTAAATAAAGAAAAATTATCTAAAGAAGCTTACGGAAACGGAGTATCTGTTTTAGAGGTCGCTCACTTTCACGAGTTCGGACACGGTAATAACCCTAGAAGGTCATTTTTATATGATACTTTTGAGGTTAAAAAGCAAGAGTTAATGAAAGGTGTTAAGGTCGAGCTTAAAGAGTTTTTAGATAATGAAAAAGCAAATGCTAATAACACATTATCCAGAGTTGGAGAGCGAGCTAAAGACCTTGTTTTAGAAGCTTTTGAGACTGAGGGATTTGGCAAATGGCAAGAGCATAGCGAAACTACAGTAAAAAACAAAGTTGCTAAAGGTTCTACAGATCCAAAAATACTCCAAGACACTGGAACACTTAAACAAAATATATCTTATGTAATTAAAAAGAGGTAATACAAAATGCTCCCTAATATGGCTAACACAGTACTTTCTTTTGCTCAAAATGTTGACTTGCTCAAAGTAACTCAAGTTATGACTAGAGGAAGACCTGGTGAAACTACAGTATCAAGTATTATAAAAGCTACTGTAACAACTCCAAAGCCTGAGCAATTACAAGCTTTAGATATTGATTATAGCCTACAATATATAACACTACATACCACAGCTAATAACGTTACTACTCAAGATAAAATTGGCTACAAGGGTAAGATATACCGTGTTATAGATTCTCAAGATTATAGCGATTATGGATATATGAAACTTTTATGTGTTGAGGATAATAGCTAATGATTGATATACATGATAGTATTTGGGAATTAGTAAGCGAATTAAACCCAACATATAGTACTGATGCAATAGCACTTACTAGAAGCAATTTTGATGCATTATCTAGTCATAATGATAAGTTTATTATCATAGATATAGCAAATAATCAAAGACTTGCTGAAGAGCTTAAATACGATAAAGACAATGAAAAACAACATCATTGCATAAGATATAAAGCTGATGTTATTTTAGACTTCTATGGTAATGGAGCAATACACGATATTAACCAATTCGCCATATTATTAAAATCTCATGTTGGTTTAGCTGTTAGCTCAAGACTTGGTATTACTTGCTCAAGAGTAAACACTCCACAGAAGTTAGATTTTAAATATGAAAATCAAAGCAAATGGTTTGAGAGATACAATTGTGTGTTTAAGGTTCAATATAACTATATCCTAGAAGTTGATACAAATAGAATCGACATACTTAATCTAGATTTTGTACAAAATTAGCAATTATATACATACTTTATAATTAAATCGAGATTTTAAAAACTCTATCATAGGGATTATTTAATAATATGAATATAAACAATATAATTAACGTAAGTATTTCGAGTGCTGGTACTGTCGCTTATGCTGACAATATTAACAGCTGTATGGTGATAACTAGTAATACAGATTTCTTATCATCTAATAAAAGATATGCAAGTTATATAGATGCTTCATCAGTAGAGCAGGATTTCGGTACTTTTTCAGATGTGTATAAAAAGGCTCAGGTATTTTTTAGTCAAAATAAAAATCCCATTAGTGTAAACTCAAAATTTCATATCGGCTACTGGCGTGCAGGTGCAGAAACAGTGCCTGCAACTGCTGGTGTATTAAAATCTAGTGCATTAGTTGCTGATACTGTTGTCAGTCAATTACAGTCTGTTTCTAATGGTTCTTTTGATATAGATATAGATACTACAACTTATAACATCGCCGGTTTAGACTTTACTAGCTCGGTTGATATGTTCGATATTGCTAATGTCATACAAACTGAAATACAAGTACAAACAACATCTACAGAAACGGTTGTGTGGGATGGTACTAGATTAACTATTACAAGTGCTACGACTGGCGTTGGTTCGGATGTAAGTTTTACAACTGTAAACGGTGGTGGTACTGACATCTCTAGTATATTAAGCCTAGATAGTGGCTCAGGTGCCACAAGCGTAACAGGTGTTGCAAGTGTTATTAATCCTGCTGAAACTAAATTAGAATGTTTAGCTGAATTATCTAATCAAGTTGGATTTAGAGCGTTCTCATTTATTGATGCTGTTAATGATGTAGAAGCTGTTGATATAGCACAATGGGCAACTACAGAAGAAAAGCTTTATTATCAAGTATTTAGCGATACTACAAGCCATTTAGCTATAAGCACTACTAACCCTTGTTGGGATATCAAAATCAAGGGCTATAAGTACGCTAGATGTCTTTTCTCTAAAGCCAATGATAGAGGATTAGCTATTGCTTATATGTCTAGAGCACATTCAGTAAACTTTGGTGGTTCTAATGTTGCTGCAACAATGAATTTAAAAGAGTTGGTTAGTGTAACTCCAGAGGATTATACAACTACTCAAGAGTTGGCTATGGAGCGTATTGGTATAGATTTTTACACTACTATTAAGAATGCTGGTCGTATTATTTCTAATGGTGCTAATGGCTACTGGGATGATATATACAATCAAACATCACTTAAACTTGATGTTCAAATTGATGCTTATAATACACTTGCTAATGTCGATACTAAGATTGCGCAGACTGATGAAGGCGTAGAAGTGATTAAAGATACTATAGTCGAAACTCTTGAAAGATATAATACTGCTGGTGTTATTGCTGGTGGTTCTTGGACAAATGCAAGTACTTTCGGTAATAGGGAACAGTTATTGAGTTCTGTATTATCTCGTGGTTATTATGTCTATTCTGACAGTGTTAATAACATGAGTGTTACGGCTAGAGCAAATAGAGAAGCTCCACTGATTCAAACTGCTGTTAAATTTGCTGGTGCGATTCATTCAGTAGATATTGTTTTAAATATTAACTTATAGGTATAAATAAATGATAGGTTTAAGTAAATTAGCTACAACTTTAGTAATTAATGGCAGGGTGATTACCGATTATTATGAAGATACAGTAGTTGACATGTCATTCCCTAATGCAAAGCATAACAGAAAGCGTACAGCTACTCATGTAATAAAATCAAAGAATATAGCAAGAGATGAGGCGGAAATAACATTAACTCTTACAAGAGGATCAGGCGATGATATATATCTACACGCTTTAAGTGAAGCTGATGAGTTTGTAAATGGTACTTTTGCGAGAAGATATCAAAGGGAAGATGGAGTGATTGTTACAGATTCTTACAAATTAACTCAAGGTAACATAGGTACTGTTGGGAATGCAACTGAGCAATTGCTAGATGAGAATGCTGAGAGTTCTTATGTAATACAAGCGGTAGCTAAAAGGAATATATAATCATGGATTATAAAGCTATTAAAGAAAAAGGATATTTTAAAATAAACGATAGAGAATATAAATTACATAAATGTAACTTTGTAAACTCTAGAAAAATATTTGACAACATTTCTTTACTTGAGCAATTCGGACAAGGTAAAAGTGTCACAGAAAATAAAGCATTTTTAGATACTGAAAGCTTAGTATTTAAACATATTACTTGTGATGATATGAAGATTGATTATGATCATTTTGAGATATACCCGCAAGACTATATAGAAGTATTAATTACTGGTGCTATGGCGATTGTAAGCCCTTTTTTTCTAGGAAGTACAAGCTTAACTTCAAGCTAAAATCCAAAGCTGAAAAAGACTATATAAAGCATACAAATATTACAAGTGAAAACACTGTTTTATTTATGTTAGTTAAACAAGGTTTTGGAACATATAAAGAGCTTTTAGATTTAGATTGTGCTGAGATATTACAAATGCTAGAGTTCACCCAAATATCTAATGAAATTCAAGAATACGAAGCTATGCAAAATCAGCAATAACCAATCAACATTATAATTAATAGTTATTATTATAATTAGTTTTTCATGGCTACATTATCATCTCTTAATATTCCAATTCTCTTTACTGGAAAATTAGACAAATTAAAACAACTTCAAACAGGTATTAAGTCAGCTACTCAAAATATAGCTAAATATACTGCGGTTGCTACAGCTTCAGCAGGCGCTATAGGTGCTATGGTATCTGCTAACCTTAGAGGCAACCAAGAATTAATCAACCAAGCTAAAGCCATTGGTATCGCCACAGATGAATTACAGAAATTACAATATGCAGGCGAGCAATTCAATGTTGATAAAGGTGATGTAACATCAAGTTTAGAAAACCTTACAACTAAAATCGGCGAAGCTAGTGTGAAAGGTTCTGAAGACTTTGCTAGACTTGGTGTATCAGTTAGAGATAGTATTACTGGATCTGTTAAAAGCACTGAAGATGTACTAGATGACTTAGTTACTAGATTTAAATCAGGCGACTTTTCTAATGCTCAAATAAAATCATTTAGCGAAACATTGGGCTTAGATGATAACTTCATTCGTAATGTTGTATCAAGCGAGAAAACCTTAAGCGAGTTTAAAAAAGAAGCTGAAGACTTATTCTTAATTAATAAAGATGATGAAAAGAAAGTTTTAAGTTTTAATCGTTCTTTAAGTAAGTCATTAATGGCTTTTGAGGGATTACGTACTCAAATATCAATTGCTTTAGCTCCAGCTATGGAGGGTTTATCAGATAAGTTTTTAAATCTGATAAAAGATAATAAAGACTTAATAAATAAAGGTATTAAGCAATCAATAGACTTTATAACCAAAATGACAAAGGTTGCTTTTAATCTTGGTAGTAATATTAGTAGTCTAATAACTAACACGATTGGCTGGAAAGTTGCATTAACTGCTTTATTGGCTGTATTCGCTCCAGTTAAAACTATAATTGCTGGTGTTGTTTTGCTTGTAGAAGATTTATACACAGCTTTCAAAGGTGGTAAAAGTATCATTGGTGGTGATGCTGGAATATTACCGCAAATGACTGCCTTATCTGCTTTGCTTGGTGGAGCTTTATTTGCTGGTTTAAAGGCTATTAAGGTTGCTATGTTAGCCGTTAATGTTGTTATGAGAGCTAATCCTATAGGCTTAGTAATAACTGCTATCGGTGGATTAATAGCTATAGGTTGGACCTTCAAAGATGAGATAATTTCAGCTTTCAAAACTGCTTTTGATTGGATAACTGACAAATTTACAAAATTAGTAAAATGGTTTACTGATAAGATAGAGACTATCAAAAAAGGATTTAATGCTGTTAAAAGTATATTTGTTGATGAAGATCTATCACAAGGTCAAGGCAACGCAGACAGAGGCGAAATAATAAAAGATAAGCTTATAGAAGCAGGTGCTATCAATTCAGAATTTGCAAGTAATGATGAGATAGAGAATTTAAAAACGTTCAATAAAGAGCTTGAAAAGCTATCTAAACAAGATGTTTTAGACCTGTTAGCAACTAAAGATGTTGATAGTCAAATACAAAGTAAATTAATGTCAAGATTACAACAACAAAGCATAACTAATCAGGCGTTTAATAACACTAGCAATAATAGCACATTCAATAACAATCAAAATGTAAATATTAACGTAAGTGGTACTAATGCAAAAGCTATCGCTGATAACGTTATAAGAGGTATACCAAAAGTTACAAGCTCACAATCACAAATGAAGCACGTTAGCTATATGAATGCTGGAGGTGGATACTAATGGCTACTTATGCAACCGATTATTTAAATAGTAAGCTTGGTAGAACTACTAATAAGGTATCTGATAGCGAACTAGTAAACATTGCAGGCTTTAAGACAGTAGCAAAACTATCATTGGGTATCGAGGATAGTGTAGAGAAGACAAAAGTACCAGTGGAGAGTGGTGCTATAATGTCAGATCATACTATAGAAACTCCAAGCATCATTACTGTTGAATGTTCCGTATCAGAAAGTATGGAATATCTAGCTGGTGTAGATGATAATATAGAATTTGTTGATAATATATTTGCGATATCAAATAAATATACTCCAGACTTAACTAGTACAGCCAGTAGCTATTATAATCAAGCCAAGAATGTATCAAGTAATACTTTAGATGCTTTAGATGGCGTTTCTAGCGATTTTATGCGTATGTATAATCTTTTTGGAGATACACTAGGCAAAAATATAAAAACGTTCATAGAAGCTATTGAAAACGCCATGAATGAGAGCATACCAATACCAATAGAAACCCCTTACAAAGTCTACAAAGATATGGAAGTTGTAGCGATATCACATAACTATGATGAAACCAATACACTAGAAGAGGTTGCAATAAGAATAACTTTACAAGAAGTAATAAGAGTTAAAACTACAGAATCACAAGTCAGATATATTGAGAATCCCACAAGAGAGCTAAACGGTAAAGTAGCAGACAAAGCCAAAAAAGGAAAGAATATACCTCAAGACACAGATGTTACGGCTCAAGATGCTTTGAATGTTAGGCAGTCTACAGCTTTTATACTATATGGTGGTGCTTAATATGCAAAAGATAATAAACATAACTAGAGAACCTATACAAGAGCATATTATAAACTATGAAAATAACGAGATTGTTTTAGTAATTAGATATAGTAGCACTGTTCTTGATTGGACTTTTGACTTAACTTATAAGAATAAATCTGTATATGGCGTTCGTTTAGCTTGTGGTGTGAGGTTATTATATGGTGCTAACTTGCCTTTTGACATGGTAGCTGTAGCAGATTCAAATATACCTTTAGACCCTATGCTATTATCAGACTTTGCTAATGAGAGAGTGATACTTAATTTCATACCAAGAGAAGAAATACTAGAAATTAGGAATTATGATGTTGAGTAATAAACAAAGATATAAACGCTCTTATGACTTATACATTCAGGCTGATAATCAAACATTCTACTTTAAAGACCCGTTGAAAATTGCTTTCAGTTGCGTTAAAAGTATCAATGGTGGTCAAAACAAGCTAAACATTGATATATATAATCTAAGTCAGTCTAGTAGAAATGCCATTAAGAGAACTAAAGCAGGCAAAAATATAATTAAGATTCAGCTAGATGCTGGTTATGTTGATAATAAAGCAACCATATTTAAGGGTAATGTTCTTGAAGCTTATAGCGATAAACAAGGAACAGAGTTTATAACTCGTATTGAGGCTTATGAAGCAGAGCAAGAGAATTTAAGTTGGAGTTTTACAACAAACACAGTAGGCGATACTAAGACAGCTGTTAATTATCTAATTAAACAAAAAGTACAAAAAGAGCTAGATACAAATATTGATTTAGTTGACATACCAAATAATTTAAGACCTATAGTTATGGTAGGCACTACAGATGATTTAATAAAACAATACATAGGCGAAGATAATCATTACTTTATAGATAATGATAAGGTTAATATATTACCTAAAACAAAATATAAAACTCAATTTATACCGGATGTTAATGCTGAGAATGGATTATACGCACCTCCTAAAAATGATGATGGCTTCATAGTAGCTAAAACTCTTTTAAATCCAGCTATACAGATTGGTGGTGCTGTTAATCTTGAGAGTATCTTTAACCCTAGTATTAACGGTGTGTATAAAGTCGAAACTATTCAGTTTACTGGAGACAATTGGGCTGATGAATGGACGCAGGAACTACAACTTTTTAGCATAGATAATATTGAGGTTTTAGACTAATGCTGTACGAAGAATTTAACAAAGCTATAAATCAAGCTATACAAAAAGCTTTAGCTAATACACATACTAGCCTAATTGCTAAAGTAACTGCTGTTAATAGTACAACGATTGATTGTCAACCAGTAATTAATAGGGTTGTAGATGGCGAAAGTGTAGAGCTTCCAGTGTTCAGTGATGTGCCTTTGATTCACTTAATGGCTGGTTCAAGCCATATAGTTATGCCGATAGAAGTTGATGACTATGTAACATTAATAGTTAATGAACGCTGTCTTGATGATTGGTATTATGGAGCTGATAATAAAGAGCCTAGATTTTCACGTATGCATGATTATAGCGATAGTATAGCTTTATATGGTGTTAAAAATAAAGATAGCGAAATAGAATTACCAACTGATGGCAAAATCACTATAGTCGGAAATATAAAACACGATGGCGATTATGAGCAAACAGGCGACTATACTATAGATGGCAATATAACACAGACAGGCGATTTCAATATCACAGGCGATTATAATCAGACTGGAAATATGGTTATTGATGGAGATTTAACCGTTAATGGTAAAATTACAGCTACTGGCAATATAACTAGTTCAGGTGGGGATATTATAGCAGGCACTACAAGTTTAAAAACTCATATTCATGGCAATGGTAATCTAGGTACTAATACTACTCCACCTATTTAGATTTTTATTGATAAGCAAGTATATATAAAGTATATTTTCATAATTAATATTTATTTTTAATAAAATATGATTGCTTTAATTTTATCTATATTTCTTGTAATGATTATTTACTATTCTTTAAGAAAAATTAACAAAAAAAATAATATAGTAAATATCAAGTCAAACGGTATAGAAGCCATAGGAGAATCTTATCTAATCAATAGAAGAAGACAGACTGTAAAAAATATGAGTAAAGAAATAAGGGAAAAGTTAAATAAATTCCCTAGTGAAAATATATCGGTCGTTGCTAAAGAAACTGGATTTTTTAAGGTTAAACTACCTAATAAAATGAATGGTGTTAAAAAAACTAATGGTGTATTGCTTACTGTTGATGAAAAGAAAAACTTAGGACTCAACACTAGAGAGAGATATGGTTGGGATTATATAAACATGCTAACAAAAAAAGGGCTTAAAAATGCAGATAAAGCTTTAAGATTAGTGTATATTAATTCTATGCACAGAAAGTATAGAAAAGACACTTTTAAAGATTTGTCTTTATTTAATTCTGATAAAGATAGATTTACCATTTCAACAAATAATGAATGTAAAAAATGTAGCAATATAAAAAACAATAAATATAAGCTTGAAGAATTGCCAATATTCCCATTAAGTGGATGCGATCAAGAATGTCAATGTAGTTATAAGATATATATAGAAGATTAATATGTATTATATAGTTATATATGAATATCATAATCATAGTCTGAACAGATACAAAACTCCTAAGATTATCAGAGACAATCTTTCAGTTTAGTATCAAATATGAACACCACAAACAATAGCCTTTCACATGATACACTAGTACAATGTTGCTTTACTAGTTTAGAAGTTCAGCTCACAACAAGCCGGCGATCGATACACTTCTACAAACCTACTCTATCCAAAAACAAACATCAAAGATAAATCTATGTGAGAGTTTTTGCTTTTCGGTCTACTCCTTATATCTTTAAGCCCCTAATCGCATTCTTTTTCTTTTAACCATATAGGAAAACCCTCTAGATAAGGCTTTTACTTGTTGGTGCGTGACTTAATGAACCCTTCCAACAATCGAGGCTCATATATTCTAAGCCCATTCATGAGATGCTAATTTTGCGATTAAATCAGCAATTATTTAATCAATATATAATTATCGCTATCGACATAACAAAGGTTCTTGATTTTGAGTTTTCAAATTGTACTGTCAGCGAATACTGTAATCGATAAGCTTAATATTGCTTACTATAAAGATAGTAACTTAATTTCTAACTCAACAAGCCCGTTACTATCTGTCGCACCTCTTTCTATTCATAATACTAATAGCGAAAATCTAACTATTGTTGTAGATCCTAGTATCAATATTAGTAATGATGGTATTGCTATCAACTCTTTGACTTTATTACCGAACGAAGAAGTAGAGATAAGCCACAGCCAAAGCAATTACTTCATACTTGAATATGTCAATGGTGAGGGTATCGCTGGAGATACGATACTAATATCTCAAGATAAATATACTAGTGTTAATAACGATTTTACGCTTAAAAATAGTCGCAATGTTATTTACTTCACTAGTGATACAGACACTATAGATATTATAGAAGATGAAACAGACAAGCCAGTTTCTAATCGTTTTTATGAACTTAAAAACAACGATACAAAGACTATACAGGTTAATTTTGGCTTTGATATTGAAATTAACAAAGATGATGTTGTTGATAGTATAAGCCTTCAGGCTGGGGCTTCTATAAGATTATTTAAAAAGTCTAATAATTTGTTTGCTCAATCTTACAAGGCTGATGATGATAGCTTCATTGATAAATCGGCTTTTAGTTCTGATTTAGTTGTAGAGAAACTAACAACAAATAATGCTTTGTACTTACCCAAAAGAAATAGATATTATAGAGCTATTAATAGTATTGATAGGGTAGGCTTGGACCTTAAAGATTTAAATGTATCTGATAGTTTTTACATTAAATGCGATGCTGTATCTCAAGTAGTATTTTTCAATGGCTTAGAAGCCATCACAAACAAGCATGATTTCATGGTTAATGCTGGCGATAAGTTGTTAATAATAGTAACCGAAATAATCGCAGATGTAAGAATATTCGATATTGTAAGAACTAGTTCTTTGCTTATATCTACTACAGATGATGAGCTTAGAGATAAGTTTAATATAATGATAGAAACTTTTAATAATCTCTTATTGCAAAGACTTGAAGACAAAAAAGAGATAGAGAACTTACGCAATAATATCAACTTGATGACAAGCTCCATCGAGTGATATATACAAAATAAAAAGAGCTTATAATGTTAAACAAAAAAAAGGAGATATATAATATGTCTATTTCACTTAATGCTGTACCTAGCGTAACAGTAACTCCAGCTCCGGATTTTTCGGCTTTAAATGCTCAAGTTTCTGCGTTTAAAGCTGCTATGAATAAAGAGCTTAAAGCTAGAGAATCTGAGTATCTTGGTATTCATGACACTTTAGAAGATTTGGTTCTTGAGTTGGAGGGCGGTACTGCTTTGCTTCCTTCAGACAGTTCTGTAATCACTGAGTCTGTATTAGCTTCTGATTACCTTGATACTGGTTACTTTATCATTGCTGGTCGTAGATTCTATGTAGTCCCTACTACTAGAGCAAACGCTATCGATGTTGGTACTTATACTGATTTTAAACTATTAGAACAAGGTGCTGGCTTTGAAATCGACGCTATCGAGGCTAGAATGGATTCAGCCGAGGCTAGACTTGACACTAACGATACTAACATATCTGCGCTTGAGTCTCATGCTAACACTGTATCTGCTGAGATGGCTAATGCTGTATCAGAAATGGCTGCTATACGTGCTATTGCTGAGAACAACGCTACTGAAATTGCTAGCTTCACTACTCCAGCTTAATTATAAGGTAGTATCAAATGATAGTTAGTAAACTTGACATTAATCATGATTGGACTTTTGGAAAGAGTCTTGCTAACTATCACAAGAATAATGATAGTGCTATAAGTCAAAATATCAAAACTAGATTATTAAGTTTTAAGAATGATTGGTTTTTAGACACAGAAGCCAATATTGACTGGATTAATATACTAGGTTCTAAAAATAATAAACAAATAATTGAAGATGAAGTGTTAAGGGTTACAAGCCAGACTTTTGGCGTTGCTCGAGTAACTGCTATAGAAATAATAACAACGCAAAGAAAAGCAAAAATAAATGTAACCTTTGACACTATCTACACTAGAGACGTAACTATAGGGGTTGAAATATAACTTATGCAATTCACAGACTCGGGACTAGTTATACAAGGGTTCAATGCTATTTTTAGCGACCTCAGAGAGCAATTAAGGCTTATTTATGGTAATGATATAGATATCACTCAGAACACCCCTGATGGTCAGCGAATCGCTATATTTTCAACTCTTATAGATGACTTACAGCAAGCTGTTTTAGAATTGTCAAATAATATAGACCCTAATCTATCGCGTGGTAGATGGCTAGATATGTTATCTAAATATTGCGGTATTGAAAGAAAGGCTAGTACACGCTCAAGCGTAACTATGACAATTACTACGGACAGAATACTCACATTACCGCAAGGTTACACAGTCGAAGATAATAACGGTAATAAATGGGTAACTCTATCAAATTACAACCTTGTTGCAGGTGCTAATAACGTTACTTTTTATGCTCAAGAGTTTGGAGCTATTTCAGCATTAGCAAACACTATCACAACTCAAGATACGAGAGTTATTGGTGTATTGTCTGTCAATAATGCTAGCTCTAGTGTTGATGGTATTGATGAAGAAAATGACATTGAGTTCAGGCAAAGAAGAAATAATAGTACATCTAAACCGAGCTATAGCACAGTTGAGGGATTAAAGGCTGAATTGTTCAATATTTCAGGTGTAAGCCATGCCGAAGTATATGAGAATTATACTAGTGCTTATGATGCAGATTATCAGTTAGATTCTCATAGTATATGGTGTGTTGTACAGGGTGGAGATAATCAGGAGATAGTTAATTCTATAGGTAAAGAGCGTACGCTTGGCTGTGGTATGAAAGGCTCACAAACAGGCGTATATAACCATGTTCTTAGTTTTGGAACCACTCAATACAACAATACTATTAATATATTATACGATAGACCTACTTTTGTAGATTTATATATTGTAATTGATGTAACAGCGAACCCTACAGGCTCTATAGTTGATACTCAAGCAATTAAAGATGCTATTGTTAGTAGAGAGTTTAGCCTAAATGAAGATTTACTAGTCAGTAGCTTAAATTGTTTAATTTACCAGTCAGGTTCTAATTTTGTTGTAACTGATATACAGGCTAGTGATAACAACGTGACTTTCTCTAGTTCAATGGTTGAGAGCGATTACGATAAGATTTTACGTATAAGAGATTCAAATATAACGATTAACGTTATCTAAAAATCAGCAAAACAAAATAAATATTATAATATCTTTATTATATTTTTTCTTTAAGTCGCCGTGAGCAATATTAATATTAATGAGTTCAAAAAACAATATACGGATCTCATTATATTGCAGTACAGTGACAAACCTAAAGCACTTGGAGAGATATCTTTATACTCACAGAAAGGTGCTGAGTTATACAATTTAATAAAAGACTTTCTTAATGCTTATGACTTAGATATAGCAACTGGCGAGCAGTTAGATGTTATCGGTAGAATAGTTGGTATTAATAGAACGTTAGAAAATGGTACTCCAGTTATTTATTTTGGTTACACAGGATATCAGAATACAGGTGGGTATTATTCAAATGTACCATATTTATATTACGGTGGTAGAAGATATACAAGCTCACAACTAACAGATGATGATTTTAGATTTGTTATCAGATGCAAGATAGCTAAAAACTTTGCTAGAGCTTATTTGTCAGATGGCGAATTTAAGCAAGGTATGCAGTCGCTTTATAGTTTCGTTTTCAAAAATGAATGTGTAGTCAGAGATCATAAAGATATGACTTTTTCTTTGATAGTTTCTGATAATGTAACACAAGAACAGATACGCATTATGAGCGAGTTAGACCTGTTCATTCGACCTATGGGGGTTAAGCTCAGGGCTGTAATACAAATTCCAAGCACTGGGGCTTTTGGATACCAACATTATCCCTTAACCTTGGGTTATAACCTAGCCCCTTATGCAAGGTATCTATCACTTTGATGAAAATTCACTCTATCGGCAAAATCAGCATTTCTAAAATATGCTTATAATACTTCATTATATCTATTTTTTTTAATTCATGAATAAACCTACAAAAAAATATGTCATATTTGGAGAGAGTAGTTCTTTTGGTGGAAACTATGGAAACTCTGCATCAACAATATCTCTAGATGAACAGTTTAGCACGTATGCTAGTGAATGGTCTAACGGTATGGATCTTATAGATTCAAACGCTGGATTCCCTACAATTGAGGATCACGGTGCTATTTTTGCAATATTATCTAGATTTCAAAAGCTGTACGCTAAATATTTAGGCTTTTGGAATAGTGAAGAAGAATATGTCATAGGCTCTTGGGTAATTGCTAGCGACAATAATTTTTATCGCTCAAAAACTGGTACAACTGCTGTTCCTAATGTTGGTAATGATCCTGTATCAACTCCAGCAAGTTGGGATTCTATGGCTAGCTTAATCGGTGGTGGCTCTACACTTCCGAACGGTTCAGCAACTGGAGATATTTTAGTTTGGGATTCTACAGCAAATGCTGGTGTTGGTGGTTATGTATCAGGAACCTTGCCGACTGCTAGCGAAACGGTTTCAGGCATTCAAGAAAATGCAACTGATGCAGAGGCTCAAGCAGAAGCTCTTGATAATAAATCGATAACACCGTTAAAGCTTGGTAATTACTATGAAAGTAAAAAAGCAACTGATGCTTTAGTGGATGCTGGGGTTGATGATGAGTCGTTTTTAACAGTTGCTAAAGCAAGCAGAATGTTCCAAAATATTGGGTTTGGACAAAGCCAATCATATACAGATGTTACCGGGTCAAGGTCTTTTTCTGTAACATATACAAACACTGGCTCTAAGCCTATTTTTGTAGTTGTTAATTTCTTTGATTCTACAGGGTCTGGAGCTTGTAGAATGGATTTATTAGTTAATGGTGCTAACGCCTCAGTAACAGTTTCTCAGAATGGACAAGGACAATCATCTTACGCAATTGTCCCACCTAGCTCAACATATAGGGCTAATATAATTTTTGGGGTTGGTGGTTTGACTTCTTGGTACGAATTATCTTAATTAACGGTGATATTATGATTTATTTTAAAGACTCAGAAAACAATATTTATGCTTATGAAGAAAATACTCCAAGTAATTTTTTAGAAAATAAAATTAATGAGCTTGGGCTAATATCTATAAATAAAGAAGATGTTGATTTAATACAAAAACTTAATGAGAATGAGGAATTAGTAAGGTCTAGAATTATTGATATTCTTTATTCAGTTAGAAATGAGTATATATACAAAAATATCTCTTACAATAATTTTGAGTTTATAGCAGATTCGCAAGCTCAAAATAAAATAGCTAATATGATATTTTTTGCTTTGCAAGTTGGTAAAACAGATACGGACCCTGTTGCTGATTGGGATTGTGTTAATGGAGAGTATCAAGATATTACATTAGCAGATTTAAAAAACATAGCTCAATTAATGGTAACACAGGAGCAAACAGCTAGGGCTATATTAAGGGTGCTAAAATCAAAATACAATCAAGCCTCAAAAGAATTATTAATTAATTCTGATGTAGAGCAAGATTTTGAGAATATGTGGAACGCTCAAACTTCTTTAGGATGATATGCAATCGCTAGAAATTATCATAACAAAAGAGCAAAACAGATTTATTATCAATAATTTTGTATATGAAGATATTATTGTGCCTAAATACTTTTGTTTCAATGGCCACAGTGTACCTCGAATATTAAGGGCGTTTCTTGGTCAGTTTGACTATATACAAGCTAGTTTAATACATGATTTTCTATATAGCACAGCTAGCGATAATTACAATATATCAAGAAAAGAAGCAGATATTATTTATTTACATTTACTAAAAAAAACTTGAATGCAATGAATTTGTAGCAGATTGTGCCTATATAGCTGTAAGGATTTTTGGCAAGAAATATTACAAAATCAGCTAAACAAAAGAGCATTTATAATATCTTTATTAATATTTTTTTATTCTTTTTATGCAAACAAGATCTACAATTGTTACAGGCACACCAACCAATCTAAATCAATTATTGTTAAACGCTGGTTATTCGGCTGCTGATATTGCAAGTATGCCTGCTGTTGTCTTTCAAAATAAAGGCTCAAGTGTTATTTATTTTTCAGAGGGTACGACTGCACAGTCTATTGAAAATAGTTTTGATTTGTACGGCAAAGAGTGGGGTGATGCTATACCGCCTTATAATGAAGTTTGGTTACGCTCTCATACTTTTGATACTCCAATAGTATTTAAGGCTGGTTAACATGAGCTTTTCAAACTTTGGCAGAAACTATAGAAACTCTAACGGTGCTAGTGGTGGTAGTGGCACTACTACAATTAACAACACCATCACAAGTGATGAAAAAATAGAAGCTACAACTGCACAGGCTTTAGTAGCTGGTTCAGCTGTAATCTTACAAGCTGGCGATATTATAGATTATGCAGATAATACGCTTACAGAAGCTAATAGCCTTTCTATTGGTGTAATTACTCAATTATACGCCAGTGGAGTAGTTGCTGAGGTATTTACAGGTGGTATACAAACATGTCCTGCATGGAGCTTTACAACCGGTCAAACAGTGTATCTTGGTGCTGGTGGTGTATTAACTCATACACAGCCAACTAGTGGGCAATATATAACAGTTTTGGGGATTGCTACAGCTCCAAATGAATTAAAAATAGATATTAAATATTTAGGAATCCAACTATAACAAGGGGAAAACATGGCAGTTTTAAATAAAAAGCAATTACAAACAGTTGATACTTCAAGACCTAACGGTACTGGTTCATCAATAGATTCAGGTATTATTTTATATGGTAAATTTGACTTACCACAAACTTTAGTGGTTGAGGCTTGTTCTACTGGTGCTGATATAGATATTACAACTGGTAATGCTCCAGCTACTATAGATGGCGAAGCTTTGGCAACTGGTAAAGAGTATTTGCTTAAAGACCAAGCAGACGCGACTAAAAACGGTGTGTATAAGCTTGTTGCTGGTAATACCTTAGTTCGTACTGATATGTTTGAGACTCTAGCACCTGAAAATAAAATTGTAGGTGTTAAAGTTATTAAGGGTACAGCTAATGCTGATAAAATGTTTATCATAACCAATGATGATCCAGTAATTGATACTGATAATATATCTTTCGTAGATGTACAATCGACAATATCAACTGATGCAAGTTATTTATCTAGAGAGTTTGTTTCAGGCTCTGCTTTGGCTTCTAAGAAAATGTTTGGGCTTGATGTATCAAATCAGATGCAATTAGCTCAAGCTACTACATCATTAGCCAATATAACTGGCATGACAATCGGTACTTCTACAGGGTCTGGCGAAAATGTGTTATCAGCTACAGAAGGAACTATTGACGGAGTGACTGATTATAATGGAGACCCTCTAGTAAAAGATAAAGTGTACTGCTTATCTACAACTGCTGGAGAAATTGCTCAACATGATGATGCACAATTTACTAGTGGAATATACAAACAAGTTGTTGGTAAAGCAATCAGCACTACAGCCTTAGAATTAATCAAAACAGGTATATATGAAGTTGTAATTTAAGGCACTTATTATGGATTACTATTTAACTACTCGTGATGAGGTTGCTGGTGTTGGTGGTAATCCAGTAGCCAAAAAAATCTCACAAATTAACTTCCCTTATGATAGCTATATAGGTGTATCAGGCGAAGCTTTATCTGATAGAGTTCCGTTAGTTATTGACTCTAACGGAAAACTATACATGATGGATTTAAATAACACTGACAAGCCTTTAGCTGGCTTTTCTCTTAATGCTACAACTGGGGCGGATGAGAGTGTGCGTGTTGCTCATGGTTATGTCAATGGTTACACCGGTTTAACCCCTGGACAAACGTTATTTGCAACTGCTAACGGTTTCAGTGCTAGTACTACAGACCCTGATTATTATTACATTAACGAAAATGGTTATGAAGTGGCTTTCTCTATGACAGATACTATAATCAAAACTTTTGAAAAAGTTGGGGATTTTCGTTCAATAACGGTATCACAAGCTGAATTACAAACAGTTTTAGATAACTATTCTACCGAAACTGGCTATACCAATATGTACTATGGCAATACATTTGATCCAACACCTACAGGGATTAATAGCAGGGGTTTTGGTCAAGTGTTTTTTACTCAACCAGTAGAGAATTACAGATTTAGAGCGTTTTATTATGACAATATAGATAACTGGCAAGTTCACGTGTTTGATTTATTGACTTCAGAGGATGGCTCTACTTATACCCTAACTGAAATACATAATAATAGCAGGAGTACATTAACAACTGACTTCTTCTTAAACTTTAGAGCTATATATTCTCCTGCTACTCAATACGACCCAGCGTATATACAGCCAACTATGGATTATAACCCTGATGAACCCGTAAATGTAAAATTTGTAGTACAATGGAAAAGAATCTAAGGACATTAAATGTATATTAATATTAAAGAAGAATACAAAGAAAAGGCTTATACACATCATGAGTATAATTATTTATTGAAAGACAATCAAACACATGATTCTAGTTATTTATTATCTGATATTGACTGTTCAAAACTGCCTAAAGGTTGGGAGATTATAGACAAGTTTCAAAAGTCATTATCTAAAGAAGCTTTAGTAGATGCGATGCTAGAAATTGATTTAGATCTATCTAGATTTGCTGTATTTGTAAATGCTAAAACTACAAACTTAAATGAATTAAATAATATAACAGGAGTTGATTTATCCAAAGAATTTGACTTGTTTATTGATAAAGACACTGTTCATGTCGGATTATGGTTTGATGGCAATACCGGCGAATTAAAGTACCTTAGAAAGGCTGTTAATGTTCTTAAACAGAGTGAGAAAGACTTTGGCGAAAATATGTTTAATCTTGAACTAGAAAGTCTTTGCAAAAAGTTTGACATTAGTAAAACTCCTAAACTACCGTTTGTTAAAGGTGCTATATTCTCTAATTTCTACACTTTTGAATTGCACAGAGGTGGGGAATGTAAGAAGCTTCAATTTGAAATATTTGTAAGAGGAATGTACCAGTATTGTAATTTATATTTTGATGACAAAGCTATTGAGTTTTTAAGCTCAATTAAGCAAGAGTTAGATTACCCTTGCATTAATCATTACAAAATAGACTTTATTGATGATAACTGGCAAATGATTAAGATTTATTTATATGGATTAGGTAAAGAATGTGAGTTCTTAAAAGATGGTAATTTCTCAGAGTATAGACAAAATTTGATAGTTGATGAATCAGAAATTATCGAAAGTCTACAAAGTAAACTAAAAAGAAATATGTCTATTTAATTGTGGATAACTTTTAATAATGCACCTTATTTGCACCTTGTAATTCTTAAATCATACTTTTAAATTCCATATAATTATTGTTATATAAGCGTTTCAAGATATTTTATTAAATATTTTATGGCACACCCAGAGGGACTCGAACCCCCGCATTCGCCTCCGGAGGGCGACGCTCTATCCAGTTAAGCTATGGGTGCTATATCTAATTATGTATAAAACCGAAGTAAATCTTATCGAAAATATAATTATACACAAAAGCATATACAAGATAAAAAATAACAAAGCCAATATCAACAATAACTGCTTCTATTAGCCCCATATCTAGCATATATGCAACAAGAGGGATAGTAACAATTAAAAGACCAGCTTCAAAGAGAATGGCATGCAACACTCTTATAATAACTCCTCTTTTTGAGCGACACCCGCCTGTTTTATTCTCGACGATGTCAAAAATATAGTTATATACAAGATTCCATAGCATGGCTATTATTGATACTATGATAGCTAGTCCTGCGATATGAAACATATCTTTGTGTAGGACAAACATGGCAAATGGGGTGAAAATCACTATTCCAAAAAATTCAAAGCCTATTGTGTGAACTAAACGGGCAGTGAAGCTCAT